ATGAGCAAGTCGAACAAGTTCTCGCCCGAGGTACGCGAGCGCGCGGTAAGGATGGTGCAGGAGCAGCGCGGAGAGTACCAATCGCTGTGGGCGGCCATTGAATCCATAGCCCCAAAGATTGGCTGCGTGCCGCAGACCCTGAACGAATGGGTCAAGCGCGCCGAGGTCGATGCCGGTGCGCGTGAGGGCGTGACGAGCAGCGAGGCGCAGCGGATGAAGGAACTCGAGCGCGAGGTCAAGGAGCTGCGCCGGGCCAACGAGATATTGAAGCTGGCCAGTGCGTTTTTCGCCCAGGCGGAGCTCGACCGCCGACTGAAGTCGTGAAGGCCTTCATCGACCAGCATCGCAATGCCTTCGGGGTCGAGCCGCTCTGCAAGGTTCTGCAGGTTGCCCCGTCGGCCTATCGACGTCATGCCGCGCTACTGCGCGAGCCCAGCAGGCGCTGTATCCGCGCCAGACGCGACGAGCGGCTAATGCCGCAGATTCAGCGCGTCTGGCAAGCCAACATGCAGGTCTACGGTGCCGAGAAGGTGTGGCGGCAACTGGCACGCGAAGGCGTCGTCGTGGCCCGCTGCACGGTCGAGCGGTTGATGCGCAGCATGGGGCTGCGCGGCGTGGTGCGCGGCAAGGTCGTGCGCACCACCATCGGCGATGCCAAGGCCCCATGCCCGCTGGACCGGGTCAATCGGCAGTTCCGTGCCGAGCGGCCGAACCAGCTGTGGGTCAGCGACTTCACCTACGTCTCAACCTGGCAGGGCTGGCTGTATGTGGCCTTCGTCATCGACGTGTTCGCTCGTCGCATCGTAGGCTGGCGAGTGAGCAGTTCTATGCGCACGGACTTCGTGCTCGATGCTTTGGAGCAGGCCCTGTATGCCCGGCAACCTGAGCGCGATGACAGCTTGGTTTGCCACTCCGACAGGGGCTCGCAATACGTCAGCATCCGCTACACCGAGCGGCTGGCCGAGGCCGGCATTGAGCCGTCGGTAGGCAGCAAGGGCGACAGCTACGACAACGCGCTGGCAGAGACCATCAACGGCTTGTACAAAGCCGAGCTGATTCACCGCCGGGCACCCTGGAAAACTAGGGAGGCCGTCGAATTCGCCACGCTGGAGTGGGTGTCCTGGTTCAACCACCAACGCCTGCTCCAACCCATCGGCTACATCCCGCCAGCCGAGGCCGAGGCAAACTACTACCGGCAACTCGCCAGTCAGACCGCCGCCGTGGCGGCCTGACTTAAACCAAACAGCCTCCGCGGAAACCGGGGCGGTTCAATCGCGCTACCTAGCCGACGATATCCGCCCAGGGATCGTGCTTATCGACCGACTCCTGCGCGACCTGGACGCGTGATCGGGATGCAGGGGTGAACCCCATCTCCGACTCGTACCCCTTCATCTCCAACGCGAGATCCCGGATCACATCCATCAGCGGGGAGCGCCGCAAGATGCCACTGGGGGTCTTGATGATCATGCCGGCGACACCAGATCGGTTGATCTTGGCCAGCGCCTCACGGTACAGACCTGCGCAATTGGCCCAGCGTTCCAGAACCGTGGCATCAAGGGAAGAAAACAAACCCAGCGGTGCGTTCTCTACCGCATAGGTCCATGCCTCCTTGGCAATGTCAGACATGTACTCCGGCGGCTGGCCCAACTGCCCGTCGGGGCGGGGCGCATGCGCGTTGGTTCGGCATTTTTGTAGCGTGCCTTTGATCTTCTTGATGGCCACAGGCAGAGGTTTACGACCGCGCATAGGGCTCCAGTTCTACGGGTTCGGCTGGGGTCATGTCCGCGTGCGCTGCCGCAGTCCATGGCGTCACATCGATCTGTCCGATCTGCGCCAAGTCAGCCTTGTAATCCCTTGCAGCGCTTAGCTCTGACACGGATTTTTCCAAAAAAAGTTTTCCATTTTGCACGCGAGAAAAATTGAGGGGGCGAGCGGTCTTTTGCGATTGCATCGCAAGGATTTGACCCCCCTACCCAGGATCGGGGCCGGTTGATGCCCCGAGCATTACTTGAGCTGCCTACACGGCAGTGAACGCTCGCGAAGTGCGCCTGCCCCACCCTAACCATTTCTGAGCTGCCTACACGGCAGTGAACGCCTTATTTGGCAGGTCATCCAGTCAGCCTTTTTTCTGAGCTGCCTACACGGCAGTGAATCGAGCATGCCATGACCGTTGTCATTGTGCATCTGTCCAAATTGTTTTTCATCAAGCACCTTCGCGTCCCTGATGCGATTCCTGGGCCGTCTTGAGTACGTGACAGCGATGGCAGATCGCCTGGCAGTTGTTTGGATGATCGGTGCCACCCTGCGACTTTGGGACGATGTGGTCCACCGCCACGGCTGGCGTCAAGCGTCCTGACTGTTTGCATGGCTGGCATAGTCCTTGATCGCGTTGCATGACGAAGGCGCGCAGTTTCTGCCACGTCGCGCCGTAGCCACGTTGATGTGCATTACGCCGGTCTTTGTGCCAGCCCACCTTGTCACGTTGATGGTCGGCGCAGTAGCCAGAACCATCTGAAACTAGCTTCCCGCAACCAGGATGGCGGCAGGGTGTGGGGGCTTTGCGGGGCATTGATGGCCTGTTCTAAAAAGAAGCAAAAAATGTGCAAAAACCACTTGGCTTTTTAGGTGATTGGAGCGTTCATGCGATCACCAACCAACACGTCGAGGGCGATTCAAATGACCACCCAGCTCACACCAACCCAGCACGCCATCCTGGCCCACGCCCATCAGCACACCGAGGGCAAGATCACTTGGGTCCCTGAAAGTCTCAACGGCGGCGCGCGCAAAAAAGTGCTCGAATCACTGTTTAATCGCGGATTTATCAAGCAAAACCGCAACGCTTGGATCATCACGGCCCAGGGCTACAAGGCGTTGGGCGTGCCGCGCAAGGCGCCAGTCAGCGCCAAGGCGATAGAGGCCGTCATCGAACAAGCCAAACCGCGCACTCGCGAAAACAGCAAGCAGGCGCAGGTGATCGCCATGCTCAAGCGCCCTGAAGGCGCCACCATCGCGCAGATTTGCGAGAAAACCGGCTGGCAATCACATACGGTGCGCGGCACGTTTGCCGGTGCATTCAAGAAAAAGCTTGGTTTGAGCATTATCTCGGATAAAGCGCCTGGTGGGGAGCGTACTTACCGCGTCGAATGAAAAATAGGGTGAAATCGGTAGGTTGTTAAGGATTTGAAGAGCATCGGAGAATGCTCAAGAAGAAAAAAAATAATCAGAAAATATGCAAAAACAACTTGGATTTCTAGGTGATTAGAGCGTACATACGATCACCAACCAACACGCAGAGGAAGATTCAAATGGCCAGCCGAATCACACCAGTCCAGCTCGCCATTTTGGCCCACGCCGATGATTACAACGAGGGCAAGATCACTTGGGTTCCCGGCAACGTCCAAGGTGCTGACCGCCAGAGGGTGATCGACGGCCTCCGCAATCGGAATCTGATCAAGAGCATCGGCAATGACTGGTTCATCGCCGACGAGGGCTACAAGGCGCTAGAATTTCCGCTCAAGGCGCTGGCGAGGGTCAAGCCGCGCACTCGCGAAAAATGCGCTATCGATTGATCGAGGAAAAGAAGCCAGGCATTGCTTGGCTTCTTGCTCGGATATTGCATGATAACGGTGACGGTGCGCAGCACCGTCACCGGTTGCTGCAAGGCGAGGGCAGGCGAGGGGAATTTACGCCATCCCTGGCTGCTCCGCCTCCAGCGTTGAACCGAATTTCACACCATCGCTGGCGCGTATTGCGGCTTGCCCGGTGTAGTCCTGCCAGCGGCGCACGATCACGTCGACATATTTCGGATCAAGTTCGATCACGCGTGCGCGCCTGCCGCACTTTTCGCAGGCAATGAGCGTGGAGCCGGAGCCACCGAACGGGTCGAGCACGATGTCCTTGGTCTTGCTGCTGTTGCGCACGGCGCGCTCGACCAATTCGACGGGTTTCATGGTCGGATGCAGGTCGTTCTTATGCGGCTTCTTGATCTGCCAGACATCGCCCTGATCGCGGGCACCGCACCAAAAATGATCGATGCCCTCGCGCCAGCCGTACAGGATGGGCTCGTACTGACGCTGGTAATCCGCACGGCCCATCGTGAAGGTGTTCTTGGCCCAGATGATGAAGGTCGACCAGTGACCGCCAGCGGCACGGAAGGCCGACTGCAGCGTATCCAGTTCGCTGGAACTCATGGCGATGTAGACCGCGCCCTTGGTGCAGCCCAGGATGTTCATGCATGCTTCGGTCAGGAAGCCGCCAAAGCCTTCGCCCAAGTTGTCGTTCAGGATCGGACGGCTCTTGTTGCTTGCCTTGTCCTTGGCGGCGTTGGCGTAATTCACGTTGTACGGTGGATCGGTGAAGGCCATGTCGGGCAACTCGTCACCGAGCAGCTGCGTGTAGTCGTCGGCCTTGGTGGCATCGCCGCACAGCAGTCTGTGATCGCCTAGCAGCCACACATCGCCTGCTTGGGAGATGGGGGCTTGCGGCACGTCCGGCACATTGTCCTCGTCGGTGAGCCCGTCTTTGGTGGCGTCCTCACCGGCGATCAGTGCTTCCCATTCCTCTGGGGAGAAGCCGGTCAGGCCGAGATCGAAGCCGGCGTCCTGCAGTTCGGACAGTTCGATGCCGAGCAGGTCGTCATCCCAGGCGGCGTTCTCGCCGATCTTGTTGTCGGCCAGGATCAGCGCGCGGCGTTGCGTGTCGCTCAAGTGATCCAACGGGACGACCGGCACCTCGGCCATGCCCAGCTGACGAGCCGCCAGCAGACGACCGTGTCCGGCGATCACATTGTTGTGGCCATCGATCAGGATCGGCGCGCCCCAGCCGAATTCGCGAATGCTGGCGGCGATCTGTGCGACCTGGGCCTGCGAATGCTGCTTGGCATTGCGGGCATAGGGAATCAGCGAATCGACCGGTCGGTAGTGGAGTTGCAGTGCGCTCATCGGGTTCTGAAAATGAAAAAACCCGCCATGAGTCGTCCTCATGGGCGGGTTGATGGGGTTGGCCAGCCGTGTCGCCACGCTGCGTGCAGTGGCTGACAGGTCTGTCCAGACGATAGCGGAAATACTACCCCCGAACGGCCTGTTGTGTTGCACGCCCCGATGGTGTCAAAACAGACATGCACGGCAAAGCGTGGACAATCAGCGCACGCATTACCCTGGGTTGCTCAGGTTTTTGGAAGGCAACCGCAGCCCGTCGCGGTTGAGTTGTTCGGCCACGATCTCCAGCGCCTTGTGCCAACGTCGCCATGCGGTGCTGCGATCACAGGCGAAGCGGGTCGTGATGTCCCGCCAGCCGTAGCGCTTGGCGCGCATCCACACCAGGTGGCGTTGTTCCACTTCCAGCCACAGCACCCATCGCATCGTTTCGAGCATGCGCTCGACATCCTGCGGGCTCGGTGGAAAGGGGCGATAGGAGCGATCCTCTGCAGCGAAGGCTTCCCACTGCTGCCGCACGATGTGGGGCCAGGCGTTGAAGTAGCCGGGTATGCGAACGCAAGGCAGTCGACGCCCCGTCGAGGCGGCCTCTTCGAAGCGATGCGCAATCTCCTGGATCGTCCACGGAGCATGCCGGTTAACCATGGCGCTTGCTCCCATACAGACGCTCGCCGATGCGCTGCACGATTTCCCGTTCGATGAAATCCAGTCGCTCATCCTGCGCGTTGATCACCAGGATGGCTTGGTCGCGCCATCCTTGCCGTTTGATCGTCTCCACATCCACGCGCTCTGGCTGGAAACGTCCAAGCGGGCTGCGGTAGGTCGGGGTCGGGATTTTCATGACGTCACACTCCCTGTGTCTCGATGGCCCAGTGCAGCAGGGCCAGTGCATCGGCTTGGTTGTCATCGATGGGGGTATGACCACGTCGCCGAGCGGAGGCGATCATGTCGTCTTTGCCGGCGTTGCCCTTGCCGGTGGCGTGCTTCTTGATCGTGCCGACGGGTACGCCCTGGTAGGGGATCTGGTGGTGTTCGCACCATGCGGTCAGATGCCCCATGAAGCCGCCATAGGCATGGGCGGCATCGACGCCGGCATGTCGGCGCACCTCCTCGAAGTACACCGTGTGGATGGGATTGGCGGTGGAGAGTACTTCGTTGAGCCAGCGTGAACCTGCCCCCTGAGAACGGACGCCAACAAGCACGGGGTCAAGCGGCCTGCTTCGGCTTCTTTGCGTAGTCGTTAGGCGACAGATAGCCAAGCGCCGAGTGCAGGCGGGTGGGATTGTAGAATCCGTGGATGTAGCTGGCGATGGCGGCATGGGCGGCGGCCTTGGTTTCGTACACGCCGGTCGCCTCTTCGTTCTTGAGCGTGGCGAAGAAGCTCTCGGCCACCGCGTTGTCCCAGCAGTTGCCCTTGCGGCTCATGCTTGGCACGAAGCCGTGCGCGGCCAAGGTCTTGCCGAAGTCGCCGCTGGCGTACTGGCTACCGCGATCGGAGTGGAACAGCACACCGGCACCGACCGGCGCCGCCGACCAGGCGTTGAGGAAGGCTTGCTGGACCAGCGCGTTGGGCATGCGCTCGGACAAGCTGTAGCCAAGCACTTGTCGGGTGCGCAGGTCGATGACCGTGGCCAGATACAGCCAGCCCTCGCGGGTCGGCAGGTAGGTGATGTCACCCACCCATGCCGGCGCCGGGTTGTTCACGGCGAACTGCCGATCCAGCCGGTTCCCGGCCACCGGCCGCCCATGCCGACTGTCGGTGGTGCGGGGCGTGAAGCGGCCCTTGACCTTGCCGCACAGGCCCTCCTCGCGCATCAGCCGAGCCACGCGCTTGTGGCCCACCGCATGGGCACAGGCGCGCAGCGCCCGTACCATGCGCGGCCGCCCATACGTGCCTCGGCTGCTGGCGTGCAGCATGCGCAGGTCGGCACGCAGGGCCGCGTCGGGGTCCGGGCGATCTCGACGCTGCAGCCAGCCGTGGAAGCCGGAGGCAGACACCGCCAGCAGGCGGCACAGCATCCGCAGGGGATAGCGAGTCCGTTCATGTGCGACGAAGGCTTACCTCACTTGGACTCCCTGGCGAAGAACGCCGTCGCTTTTTTTAGGATCTCGCGCTCCATCTTGAGCGTGGCGTTCTCGGCTCGCAGCCGGGCCAGTTCGCTCTCCATCTCACTGACCGGCTTGCGGCTGGGAGAACTCAGTGGCTGGCCGCCACGGGATGCGCCAAGCCAGTTGGCCAGCGTCTTGACCGACATGCCCAGTTGCCGGGCGGCTTTGGCCAGCCCGACCGACTCAGCCAGGGCGATAGCCTGAGCCTTGAAGTCGTCCGTGTAGCGACGACGGGTAATGCGTTGCATGGAAACCTCCAGGGTGCGATCAAAGTATCGCTTCCTGGCGTCCGTCCCTGCGGGGCAAGTTCAGCGCTTGAAGCGCAGGAAGCGCATGCCGCCGCCTTCGAATCGCTGCGGGGTGAAGGGCTCGGTGCCGCTGGTGATGGTGCCATCCGAGTGCTGCAGTGCCCACCCGGTGCGAGTGCCCAAGTCCAGGGCCAGGATCGTCGTGTTCATCGTCAAGTGCTCCAAGTCGGGAGGGGGCGAGTGACGGATGCGACGGGTTTTCTGTATAACTTCTCTTATGTGCGCGCGCACGTGTAGCGCATTAATCAGAAAACCCGTCACATCCGTCACTCGGCCTGTTGTTTCAGTCATCGCGATAGGGGGTGTGATGGTTGTGCGGCTTGGGTCTGAGGGTGATGCCGGCCATGCCGCGCGCGCCTCCGGTCAACCGGCACTTGTCGAACTTGCGCGTCGCCATCAGCTCGGAAAAGCGTTTGACCGAGCCAACGTATTCGCCTGCACGCTCTGCCCATTCGCGCCAGTCCGCGAAGAGTTCGGAAACGCTCTCGCGGTAGGTCTTGGCCAGCAGGCAGCGCTCCTGGATCCAGTGGTACTCCCCAGGTCGAGGGTTGGGATATTCGTGGTCATGGTCGAAGTCCTTGTTCGGTTAGGACTGACGGATTGGACGGGTTACATCGAAACTCCCCGTGAGGCGCGCGCGCGTACGCACGCGTAGGACTTACGATGTAGTGCGTCAAATGCGTCAGTCGGATGTGTCGAGAACGCATTTAGCCGTTGTCGTAGACTGTGCCAGCGGGTGTGTGCAGGTGCTTGAGACGCAGGCAACGAAAGCCACGCAGGCCCGTCGTGTTGCGCCACTTCTCCAGACCACAGGTCAGGAATGATCGGAGAAGCGCTTCTGCGAGCCGATGAACTCGCCTGCGTCGTTGCGGTTGACCTGCGCCCACGACATCTCGGGAGCGGCTTGACCGTCGGTCTCCCACATGTGTTTGATGATCTTGGCGCGTTCCCGCGACAATTCACGCCAGGCCACGAAGTGGGGAAGTTTCAAGTGTTGGTCGTGTAAGAATTTCTCCGGTTCTGCTCCCTCAGCGGGTGTGACATGGCCGCGCAAGATGCGGTCGAAGGTGCTCGCATCGAAAACATCCCTGCCTTTGTGCATGCGAGCGAATTTGTGAAGAGAGCGCATGGCGTGGTCACGTGGTGGCGAGGTGGTCAGCGAGGGTAGCGGCGCCGAACCGTCGGCCATTACCCTGCGTTGCCATCCACTTCGGAAGTTTAGGCGCACCATCCTCGACGGTTGCTATTCCCCGGAGCCGTCATGAAGCACCTCGAACTTGCACCTGCCGCCACGCTGAGCGCCAGCGCGCGTGCTCAGGAGATCACCACCATCCTTGCAGCGGCAATCGTGCGTACTTTTGTTGCGCAAGTGCGACCCAGTGCCGAGAGTGGACTTGGCTTTTTGCCCGACCAGAGCGTCTATACAACTCCCTATCCGCAGGAGTTTTCATGAACGATCAACACGCCTCTGTCGCTGCTCAAATCACGGCGCTGTCCAGCCTGCCTATCGCCGATCTTTGGTTGGTGTGGGATCGCTATTTCACCAGCCGTCCCGTTTACCCCCACCGAGGCTTCATTGAATCGCGCATCGCCTACAAAATCCAGGAGCACGCCTTTGGCGGCCTCTCCCACACCACGCGCCAGCGCCTGGAGGCCATTGGCGCCAAACACTCAAAAATCAAGCTGCGGGCAACGCCGGAGGAGATCACCTTTGCACCTGGCACGGTGTTGCTGCGCGAATGGGGGGAGCGGGAACACAAGGTCCGGGTGACGGCGCAGGGGCTGTTCGAGTACGAGGGCAGCAGTTTCAAGAGCCTGACGGCCGTTGCCCGTCGCATCACCGGCACGCATTGGTCGGGCCCGCTGTTCTTTGGCCTGAAAGGCAAGGGCGGTGCACGATGAACGATCTCACGCAGATGGCTTCCAATAAGGCGCGCAAACGCTGTGCCGTCTACTGCCGGGTCTCCTCGGACGAGCGTCTGGATCAGGAGTTCAATTCCATCGATGCGCAGAAGGAGGCGGGCCACGCCTACGTGGTCAGTCAGCGTACCGAGGGGTGGATGCGGGTGGCCGACGACTACGACGATCCGGGCTTTTCCGGTGGCAACACAGACCGACCTGCGCTGAAGCGTCTGATGGCCGACATTGAGCGTGGTCAGATCGACATCGTGGTGGTCTACAAGATCGATCGTTTGACGCGCAGCCTGGCCGACTTTTCCAAGATGGTCGAAGTGTTCGAGCGCCACGGCGTGTCCTTCGTGTCGGTCACCCAGCAGTTCAATACGACCACCTCGATGGGACGGCTGATGCTCAACGTCCTGCTGTCCTTCGCCCAGTTCGAGCGCGAGGTCACCGGCGAGCGTATCCGCGACAAGATCGCGGCCTCCAAGCGCAAGGGACTCTGGATGGGCGGCGTGCCGCCCTTGGGCTACGACGTGGAGCACCGCAAGTTGGTGATCAACGAAACCGAGGCCGCTGTCGTGCGTCGTATCTTTGTGCAGATGCTGACCATCGGCTCGCCTACCAAAATTGCCGCCAACCTGGCCCAGGAGGGCATCACCACCAAGGCGTGGAGGACGCAAGAGGGTCAGGAGCGGGTAGGCACACGCATCGACAAGAAATACCTGCACAAACTGCTGCGCAACCGCATCTACCTCGGCGAGTTATCGCACAAGGGCGCGTGGTATCCCGGTGTGCATGACGCCATCATCGATCCGGGGGTGTGGGGGCGGGTGCAAGAGGTGCTGGCCAAGGATGGGCATCGCCGAGCGGCGCAGACCAAGACCCGCTCACGCACCGATGCGTTGCTGCGCGGCCTGCTGTATGCGCCCTCCGGGGAACCGATGTATCCGACCTACTCGTGTAAGCAAGGGCGTAAGTACCACTACTACTTGTCCAAGTCCGAATTGCGATTCGGCGCGTCTGGCAAGAGTTGCGAGCGCCTGCCCGCGCTGGAGATCGAGGCGGCGGTGGTGGCCCAGATCCGCACGGTGCTGGCCAGCCCGGAGTCGGTGGTCGCCGTGGTGCGGCACATTCAACGCACCGGTGCCAAGATCGATGAGGCCACCACGGTCATGGCGATGGGGCGCCTCAACGACGTATGGGATCAGTTGTTCCCGGTCGAACGTCATCGTATTGCCAATCTGATGATCGAGCGCATCGACCTCGTCGATGCCGGCGAGGTGCGCGGCATCAAGGTGAGGTGGCGGGAGATTGGCTGGAGTGCGTTGATCGAAGAGTTTGCGCCAAACAGCATCGGCGCCGAATTGCTGGAGGTTGAGGCGTGATGGACGCGTCGATTGAAACCTTTGTACTTCTGAAACCTGGCTCCCGTCGCATCCAGCGCGCGGCGGCGGAGCAGGACCGTGTTTACGACGCCAATCTGATAGAAGGGTTAGCGCGTGCCTTCTACTGGCAGCATCTGCTGGACATCGGGGCCATGCCGAGCGGAGCGGCCATCGCGCGTGCGGAGAACCTGGACCAATCGGTCGTCAACGAGTCCAAGCGCATGACGCTGCTGGCCCCTGACATCGTGGAGCAGTGCATGGCGGGCAAGCAGCCACGGCGGCTTACCTTTGCGTGGTTCCAGCGCAACCGTCTGATGGTCGACTGGGATGCCCAGCGCCAGCTCATGGCCAGTCTCGAGGAAAAGGTATGAGCAAACGACATCGCGGGCGCGTCACGGGCGATCCGGTGACGTATCAGATCCCAATGCCAGCAGGCGAGGTGCAGATGGAAACCTTCCTGCCCTGGACGTTGGTGCGTAGAGGGCTCAAGCAGCAGGTCGTCACCCCGCTGGATGCGCCGCAGGAGTTCGGCGAGCAGGCCCGCCGTGAGCGGCAGGTGCGCAAGGTGCCGCAGGACACCGCGTTGATGCGCGCGCTCGGCTTGGCGCACCACTGGCAGCGTCTGCTGGACCAGGGACGGTTCGATTCCATGACCGAGATCGCGCAGGCCGAAGGCATCGACCTTGGCCAGGCCAGCAGGATGAGTCGACTGGCGCACCTGGCGCCGGATGTGGTCGAGGCCATCGTCTCCAGAAACATCGAGGTGGGCGTCAGTCAATTGCTACGCGGCAGGCTGTCGGCGTCTTGGCTGGCGCAACGTAAGGCACTCGCGGTAGACCAATCAGGCCATCGAACTGCTGGCGCTGTAGGAAAAGTCTTACAACACGACAGTTAGATTCCTGATATACAGGGCGTAGAAGTGACGAGAGACTATGCATGCCGGACGCGGGTGCCATGATGGCCACTCATCTCGCGTGGCGCCTGAGCAGCGCCAAGCCGGCACCGCGCTATCGCGATCACGCCCTGGGTAGTAGGCTGTTTTTTTGCCTTCCCACAGGTGAAACCATGGCTGTGCGATCTCCTGTTGCCACGCCGTCCCATGCCGCGCCCACGCTTATCCTGACCGCCGTGCCGGTCACGCACCTGGGCGACCGATCTGGACTGACCGCATGA